GTGTTTTCCTATTTACTATTCTTTAATATATTTCTTACTATATACTTTATTATCTTTAACAGGATAAACTATAAATAGTTTGCCTTTTTCTGTAATATATACAGGATAATTAATTGTTTTGTAAATAGCAACATTATTTGTTATTGTTGCTTTACCAATTTGTTGTTCCATTGTTTTTGGAACTTTGATGTCTAAATTAAAGACACGTTTAACATCTTTTCCTGTTAATGCTATAGTGGAATTAATAGCTGGAATTTTAGTTGTTATCTTTTGACTATAAGTCAATGATGTAAAGCATATAAATGCTAAAATAAATAATTTTTTCATTTTGATTTTAATAATTTTGTTTTAATCAATAATACTAAAAACATATTTATATAAATTATTACAAATATAACTTTTTTCAATATTTCTAAATATTTTTTACTTTGAATATGTATTCAGCTATTTCATCTGTACAACAATAACTCTCTGCATCACTATTCCATTCAGGAAGTCTATAAATATCTCCTAAAGGAGAAAATATAGAAATTTCTGCATCTTCACATGAATTCATGTTAGTATCATTACAATAATAACAATATCCAAACTTAATATGAATAGTGTAACCATTATTAAAAGTCATTTGAAATTCTTCAAATGTTTTATTATCTATAGATTCTGTATAATATCCCATAATGTTATAATTTAATTGTTTGTTCAATAATATCAAAAACATCTTCTTTAGATTGATGACCCAACACATCATCTGTAATAGGTGAAGAATATATAAGACCCCAATCTTTATTATCATCTTCTTTAGAATGAAATGCAATAATAGCTATTTCAAATTTATCCTCATCACTTCCATAAGAAGTAGAATTACATATTAAAGATATACCATAATCATTAGGGAATCTAAATAATATTTGCATCCCTTTATTAATAGAATTAAAATCTATTATGTATTTGTTGTATTGTTTAATTGTATCCATATAGTTTATTTAATTTTTGTTAATTGTTAATAAATTTAGCTTGTAAAGCTATATGATTGTGTATTGGTATTAGTATTTTTGAGAATTTTGTTAGTGATTTAAAGGAATTGGAGGGTTTTACAACAACAATTTCATTAATATTTTCAACTAAAATTCAATATTTAGTTACAATTTTTAACTAAATCATCTATTATTGATTACAGATTATAATAATACAGCATTTATGTTACAAAAAACACCAAATAGTTTGTATTTTTAGTTAATTAAATAAAAAACCTAATTCAGATTATTAATAGAAAGAGTCCTATGAGGTGTTTTTATTTAATCAACTCATAATGAATCAATTAACAAAAATCCTACTAAAGCCCTACTTTAGTATGAGTAAAGCTCCACTTGTTTTCCACTAAAGCCCCACTTTAGTTTTCTCCTTAATAAAATAAATTACAATTCCTAATTATTTAACATTTATTTTTATATAAATTAATCAAATAATGTATTGTTAATACAATCTTTTGTATTATCTTTGTCATTATAAACTAAAATATATTAAAACAATGAAAAAAATCTATTTTCAAACAGAAGAAACTAAAATAACTAAAAAGAAAGGTTATATTGAAGTAGAAGATAATTATACACAGATGTATGACAATCTATCTAAGCTTACATTTAAAATGAAATCATTAGTTGAGATTCAATTAATGTTTTATTTATGTACTAAATCATTTAATGATGGTTATTTTTATTCTAATCAATTGTTATTTAACAATTTTAGAAAGTATACCAAAGTCAATGATGGTAAGGAAGTTACAGATATGACATTAGCAACAGCTATTAAGAATCTTTCTGAAAATAAAATCATTATTAAGCATGCTAAAGGACAATATCAATTGAATCCTTTTCTTATATGGAAAGACTCTCTATCAGAAAGAGAAGAGTTAATTACAGACTTATATGAAAATGATGGAGATACAATAACTAAAACTAAATATCTACCAATACATGAATAATATAATATAGGAGCTATATTAAAATAACATAGCTCCTATTATATATATAATCCAATTAATTATTATTATAAATAAAAACATATCTGTTGTAGATCCAACAGGATCTTCTCTAAAGTTTTTTTTAATCGTTTCCCATATTTCCTTCATATTTCAGCATATTTAATATCTGTTTTGTACTCCCTATATCACCTCCAAATTTATTATAAATTCTTTGAACTTCTCTATATTCTCTATTATATATATTAGATAATAAATATACAGCTCTATTTATTCTTTTTCTACGTTTAATTGACATGATTTATTAATTTATTAGTTATTATTAAATGTTAAATTTTTGCATTATTCTCAGTGAGGTAAGAAAAAAGACGGGGTTATATAAAAATGAATTATATTATTCTCAATAAATCATTATATTTATTAAGAATAATATAAAATTATTGAAAATTAGTTTTCTTTTAAAAGATCATTTACATAAAAGGAACTTGTTAAACAACCTATTAATGTAAAAAACCAAAAAGGAACAGATATAACACAACCCTCAAAAGACACACTCTCACTAATTATAGATAAGAATAATGATATTATTAGAGGAATAAAGATTCCTAATACCAATACAGATGTTATTATAACAAATGTAAATAAAATGTTTATAATAAATGTTTTCATATTATATATATAAAGATTTAATTAATTAATTTGTGTTTTATAATAATGAAGTTTTACAGTATATTTCAACTTCAACTGACCCTTTTATTGGGAATTTGCTTGTTTTAGTTTTATTAATTTAGTATTAGTACTTAAATTAATATATTTACAAGGAACTGTTTCAATAATACAATCTTCATCATCATATCCAACTATAATATTAATAGATGTAAGAGGTAATTGATGAATAGTAGAACAAAGTCTTCCTTGTTTGTTTCTAAAGTAAATAAAATAAGACATAATATTTTTGTATTTAATGTTAAATTTTAGTTTGTTAGTTAATAAAAATATAAATAGGAAGCTTTATTTGACTTTTGAATTTGTGCACAAATTACTTGGTCTACTCTCTATTACTGTCAAAACGAGCAACAATTGACACCTATTTATATCTTTATAATTAATCAGCTTATACCTACTGATTATGGAGTATTTCTACTTCAGGATGTCTTCTATGATAGACACTATCACTCAATTAATTAGATTGAGTTTAAATGTTAATTCACTAAATTAATTACATTTAGTATAACTAGGTACATGCCTAGATTTAGTATCCATAGTTGTGATCAAATCAACTACTTCAACCTTTCTTGTAACCATAATCAATATTCACTGCGTGATTATGGTTTGTTAAAATAATAATAGACAAGGACATTTACCTATGTTCAGCCTAAACTCTGACAATTTTTAGTCTATTATTATTTAATTAAAGAGCCTCAATTAAGAGGCTCTATTATTAATTACAATGCTGCAAGTGCTAACCAATCTGTGATTGTTTTAGGCTTACTATTCGCAATAATCTCTGCAACAGTTTTTTGTGTACCTGTAGTTTTACGAGGATCACAAAAATAAAGACCTCCATTATTATTAGACTTAATAAAGTCTAATGTAAGCAAATCTTCAAGTGTAACTTGTCCACTTCTAACAAAAGGCGTTAATTCTTTTGATACAGTAACAGATATGTTAGCACCGTCTGTATCATAAAATTGAACAACTGCTTGTGCTCCAACAACTCTTTCAGGACAAAGATAAGGTCTTAAATGTCCAAAAGTTTCCGCAACATTTCCTGTTTCAGCTGCAACATAATCTTTAGCACTTTCGTACTTTTTTAAAGTAATTTCCATAATATATATATTTAATGGATTACGAGTGTTTTATCAAATGGGGACTACCCCAACCACTCAAAACTTAGAAAGGGATGAGAATGCGGGGTAGTCTCACACCTATTTCACATTTCAAAATTCAAAAATTCAAAATTCAAAAAAAAATTTTTTAAAAAATTATTATAAGACATTAGAAAAAAAAAGAAAAAAATTTTTTTATTATATATAATATTTTTCATTATCTTTGGCACAACTAAATATTGAATGTATAATGAGTTTAATACAAAAAATAAAAAAGACTGTTAAATCTCCTTATGAGAGAGCTTATAAATATTTTTCTATTCTTTCTGTTATTAATGATTTGAATTTAACAAAGAAAGAATTAGAAGTGGTTTCCTATACAGCTATTAAAGGAAATATTGCTTTAAATGATAATAAGAATGAATTTTATAAAACTTTTGGAGGAACAGCATTTACATTAAATAATAATATTTCTTTTTTAAAGAAAAAAGGATTGTTAGTTAAAGAGAAGAATGTTATTAAAGTTGTAAAAATTATTAATTTGGATTTTAACTTAGATTTATATTTATTAATTAATATAAAGAATAATATATGAAAAATATAAAGAATGAAATTATAAATAAAATTTCTTTAGAGTTAGAAACAGAAGAGAGAATTGTTTCTAAGGTTATTGAAGATAGTTTTTCAAAAGCAAAGGAAGCAATGTTGACAAATAATTCTATTGAAATTTCTGGTTTAGGTTGTTTTTTGTTTAAAGAAAAGACAGCTCGTAATGGATTAAAAAAATATACAACACAACTAAATCTTCTTAATAAGAAAATAGAAAAAGAGAATTTAACAAATAAAGTTATTAATGGGATTATTGTAAGAAATGAAAGATTTAAAGAAATAGTGAGTATGCTTACAACAAGATTAGAAAAATTTTAAAAAATTAAATATGAATAATATGAAAGAATATGTAGATTTAGTTACAAAAGGTTTATTTAATTTAGATAAGGTGGTAGAAGGAATAAAGAATGAAATTAAAAATGAATATAATATGCTCTCAGAAGATGATAAAAATATAATTCTTTCAAGACGTTTAGTGTGTCATAGTTGTCCTTTTTCTTCCACAGTAGCCCAAACATCAGAGGAATATTTTTCTCTCTTTCAGAAGTCTTATTTTTCTTCAAGAAACGATGAACATTGTTCTCTTTGTTCTTGTAATATAAAATTAAAGACAGCTTCTCTTCTTTCTAATTGTGGGGCAGAAAATTATAATTTAACACATGAAGATAAAATTCCTTTAAAATGGGAAGCTAAAATTCTTAAATAAATGAAAAATAACATAAAAACATTAACAGCTTTTAATATAAATATAGAAAGTTTAGAAGCTTCTTTAAATCTATTAAGAAAATTTGGATATGAATTTACAGATATACAAATAGTTGTAAATGATGTTCAAGATGAAATATATTTTAGACCATGTTTAAATTCTTCTATTCAAAAACCAATACCTCTTCCTTTAACAGAAGATTTAATAAATAAATTGATATGAATAAAATACAAGTAGATGAAAATTTTTCTAAAATAGGTAACATGGATGTTGATCTGTTTCTTAATAATACTGATGATAATTTATTTATTAAATTAAATAAAACAACATCTTCAATATGGATTTATAATAATTTAATTCTTATTTTAAAGAATAAGAAAAAATTATCCTTATTCAGTTATATAAAATATTATATTGAATATAATATTTTGCTATTTAAATTTAAAATTATAAAAAATTTTTTAAAAATTAAATTAAAGGTTTATGGCTATTAAGAAAGTAAATAATTATATTTCAGCAGAACTTGAATTTGCGGAAACATCTCTTCAACAATGGAGAGAATATATAGAAGCCAATCCTATTCCAGAAATAAAAGATAGATGGGGAGTGAAGGAAATGCCTAAAGGTGGACAAACTTGGGTGGTAACAGCTACAGCAGAGTCACAAATTAAATGTGTTCAAGATACGCTAACAAAATATTTACAGCTTCTTGAAGTGGTGGATAGACTTAGAGAAAAAGAAGAAGTAAAAAAAGAAGCAAGAGGGTCTGCCTCAGTTCCTCATAGAATGAAATAATTATGAAAATAAAAGCAACAGATTTTTTTAAAAACAGAAAAGTTTTACCTCCTGTAGATACACAGGAGTTTAATGATTTAATAGATGTGGAGATTGAAAGATGTACAGGTGGTGTAACTATTGATGATGTTTTTATTTCTGGTTGGTTATATTGGCACATGAATCATTGGCAAATAAGACTTGATACATTAGATGCTCATGGGAATGAAGTGAGAGAAGTTTCTCTCCCTGAATTAAGAGATAATGAATGGTTAAGAGCTGAACATTTAGAAAAATGTAGAATAGAGAAAAAAGGTTATATAGAAATTGGAGCCAGACAAGGTGCAAAATCAGATACTATTGCTTCTTTTTATGGAATGAATGCTATTCTTTTCAAGAATGCTCAGAATGTAATTATATGTGGAGGAGATAATGATTTGTCTTTATTAAAAGATAAAGTTGATTGTGGATTAAAGAATTTATGGGAAGGTGTTAATATTCCTAGATTGGATAAAACTTGGAGAAGTAATCAAGTTAAGTTAGGTTATAAAAAGCCTAATGGGGATGATGATGTTTGGAGTTATTTAGTATTAAGAAATGCTAAAGATGGACATAATACAGAAGTGGCAGCAGGTACAACAGCAAAGTCTTTTATTATGGAAGAAATAGGAAAATATTCTTTTGCTTCTACATTTCAAGCTGCTGAACCTTCTTTTAAAGGTAAATATGGTTGGAGAGCTATTCCTATGTTAATTGGAACAGGAGGTTCTTTTGATAATGGAAAAGATGCAGAAGCTTTTTTCTATAATCCAAATAGTCATAATTTTCTAGCTATTGAACAACCTGATGGTAAAAAAACAGGACTTTTCCTTTCTGGAATATATAGACAAGATTGTAAGGAAAGAAAAAAATTAGGAGATTGGTTGAGAGAAGAAGAAAAAATTTTTCACGCTACACCAGAATTAGATAAAATAATTATTAATGTAGCTAATAAAGAAAAAGCAGTTAAAATAATTTTAGCAGAAAGAGAAGCTCTTAAATCAAATCCTGATAGAACATTATATTTAAAACAAATAATGTATTTTCCTTTAACAGCAGAAGAATGTTTTCTTTCTTCTCAAGAAAATATGTTTGATGTAGAAGCAGCAAGAAGACAACAACAAAAATTATTAATAAATGAAAGAACAGGAACTCCGGTAACATTATTTACAAATACAGAAGGAAAAGTTTCTCATGAATTTTCAGACAAGCTTCCTATTTCTAGCTTTCCATTAAAACAAACAGATTTAAAAGATGCTCCTGTAGTGATATATGAGTTTCCTTTAGAAAATGCTCCTTTTGGTTTATATGTTGCAGGAATTGATCCTTATAGACAGGGAAAGTCCTCATACTCAAGCTCTTTAGGGGCTGTGTATATTTATAAAAGAATGAATACAATATCAGGAGAGAAATATCAAGATATGTTTGTAGCCAGTTATTGTGCTAGACCAGATAAAAAAGAAATATGGGAAGAACAAGCTAGATTGTTAATTAAATATTATAATGCTAGAACATTATGTGAGAATGATGAAATTTCTTTTATTGATTATATGATTAGTAAAGGAGATGCTCATTATTTAGAAAGACAACCACAATGGCTTACAGAAATAGTTCCTAACACAACAGTTAGGAGAGAATATGGAATACATAGGTCAGCAGAGAAAATAAGAACATTTCTCCATGGTGCTTTTAAAAAATACATGGAAGAAACAATATATAAAGAAACAGATAAAGATGGAAATACAATAACAGAAATTCAAGGTATTTCAAAAATTCTCGATCCTGTTCTTTTAGAAGAAGTTATTCAATTTAATGATGATTTAAATACAGATAGGTTAATTGCAGCAGAATTAGCAATAGCATTAGCAATGAAAATGGATCCTTTATATGGAGCTGTAGGAAAAAAAGAAGACGAAAGAGTTTCTTCATTATATTCAAAAAATAAAAAATCAAAAGGATTATTCTCATTAGGAAATTCTTTATTTAATTCAAACAAAAAAATATTTTAATATGATAATTAGATATACAAAAGATGCTACAATAAGATATGCTTATTTGAATATTTTTCCTGACCAATTTAAAACAGAAGCTGAAAAGCAAGATGAAAGTTGGATAAAGAATACAATGGATTATTTTTCTAATAGAGCTTATTCTGAATATATAAAGAATAAAGAAGGCTTTGTTAAAAATTATGATTTATTAAAAGGAATTATAACAGCTCAAGATTTTCATCAAGAAGAACATGTTAAATCATTTTCTGAAATGTTAGAAATGAATATAGCTCTTCCAAAATATGTTCAAAATTATTCTATAATGCAAACTCCTATTAATGAATTAGTAGGAGAAATAACAAAAAGACCTGATACATATAAAATGAAAGCTTTTGATGATGATTCAAAGTCAGAAGAATTATCAGCTAAAACAAAGATTTTAACAGAGTTTATTACAAATAAAGCTAGAGAAAAAATTATTCAGTCTATTGTAGAAAGTGGACAAGATATAGAACAAGTTGATCCAGAAGAAATAGAACAAAGAACAGCAGAAGATATTAAAGACCAAATTGATTCCTATACATCAATAGCAGAAAAATGGGCTAACCATGTTCTTACATGCCAGAAAGTAGAATTTAATATGAAAGAAAAAAGCGAAGATGCTTTTAGAGATTTATTAATTTCTGCTAGAGAATTTTATCATATATATGAAGACAATTCAAAATTAGGATTTAATGTAGAAGTGTTAAATCCAAAAAATGAATGGCATTTAATTTCTCCAGATAAAAAATATATTTCAGATGTCCTTGGGAAAGCACAAGGTGCTTATGCAGCAGGAACAGTTCATGTAATGGAACTTTCTGAAATTATAGAAACAATTCCTGATTTAACAAAAGATGAAATAGATCATTTACGTTCTTCTCTTCAAGATTATGGATTAATTAATGTCAGAGAGTCTAATTTAGGAACAGGGGCTTCTGGATGGGATTCTGTTCAATATGATACATATGATCCAGCTGTTCTACAAACAAGAATGATGATTGAATCAGAAATGAAAGAGAATAATGATGGATTACAAGATTTCTTAGGTTTGACATCAAATGTTTCTGCTTTTGGTTATAAATATGTTGTTGTAAGAGCTTATTGGATTAGTAAAAAGAAAATAGGAAAATTAGTGTATATAGATGAAATGGGTAATGAACAGTCAACTCTTGTTGATGAGCATTATAAATCAAAATCTATTCCTACACAAATTTCTCTTGAATGGGGTTGGGTTAATCAGTGGTATCAAGGAACTAAAATAGGCCCAGATATTTATCATATAAAACCTTTCACTCTTTTAAATTATTGTCCTATTATAGGTGTTCTCCATGATATAAAAAACACAGAAACAAAATCATTAGTTGATTTGATGAAACCTTTTCAATTTTTATATAATGTTGCTATTAATCAATTATATAAATTATTAGAAAAAGAAGTAGGTAGAGTTCAATTAATGTCTTTAAGACACATTCCAATTCCTAAAAACGGAGATGCTCAAGATGCTATTGAAATGTGGGAAATGGAAGCTAGAAATAGAGGTGTAGTATTTGTTGATGATTCTCCAGAAAACTTAAAAGCTCCTTCAGGATTTAATCAATTTACAGCCCTTGATTTAACAAGAACACAAGAGATGCAATCAAGATATACAATTGCTCAACAAATGAAATCTGAATGTTGGGAGTTAATTGGGATGTCAAGACAAAGAATGGGTAATGTTTCAGCTTCTGAAACAGCTACAGGTACAAATACAGCTATGCAACAAAGTTATTCTCAAACAGAACCTTTGTTTATAGCACATGAATATGTACAAGGACAAGTTTATCAAGCTATAGTAGATGCTTCTTTATATGTAGAATCTAAAAAACCACAATCAACAATTTCATATATAACATCAGAAGGAGAATCTGCTTTTGTTCAAGTGAATGGCTCTGATTTAAGATTTAGAGATATTAAAGTGTTCCCTACAAATAGACCAGAAGATCAACAAATGTTTAATGAAATTAGACAACTTTCTCAAGCTATTATACAAAATGGAGGTTCTGTATATGATGTTATAGAATTATATTCTACAAAATCATTAAGAGCTATGAAAAAAACATTTAAAGATTTGAGAGATAAACAAATTGCACAACAAGAACAAGCTCAACAATTGCAACAACAACAATTAGAAGCTCAACAACAAGCTGCCCAAGCTCAAATAGAACAAGCTGAAAGATTTAAACAAGAAGATATTGCTAATGAAAATTATCAAAATGAACTTGATAGAATTAATAAAAAAGAAATTGCAGTTATTCAAGCACTTGGTAGAAATGAAAATGCCACAGCAGATAATGATAATTCTGGAGTAGCAGATGCTTTAGAAATTAGTAAGCTTTCACATGAACAAGATAAAGCTTCTAAAGACTATAATTCTAAAATGTCAGATATACAAACTAAGAACAAACAGTTTGCTGATAAATTAAAAATTGAAAAAGAAAAACTAGAAGTTCAACGAGAAAATATGAAAAATGATCTTGAAATTGCAAAACAAAATGCAAAAGGAAGAAACAATAAATCAAAATAAAAACAATAAATGCGATATTATCTAAATTATTTAAAATGTATGCTAAAATATATTTGGTAGTATTATAAATATAAATTAATTTTACACCTAATAAACTACATTATGTCAGAAAACAGTACACCTATTGATTCAACATTTAGTATTGAAAATACTATTGATAACATTTCTATTGGAAATGTAGATGTTCTTGGAGATCTATTTGGAAATGAATCTTCAGTTAAACCAGAAGATGTTAAACCAATTATTAAGGAAGCAACACCAGAAACTTTTGAAGTTAAAAAGTCATCTCCCAAAAAACAAGAAGCAATAATTAAAGATGAAGAAGCCACAGAAAATGTAAACAATCAAAATTTAATTAATAGCTTTTTAGAAGATAATCCAGAAGGAGAAAATAAATTAGAAACTAAAGAAATTTTAAAAACTTCTGAAAATTATAATGATGATTCCGAATCTATAGAATCTTCTAGATTTAATGCTTTAACAAAAGATTTATTAAAATTAGGAGTATTTCAGGAATATGAAGAATTTGGAGAAGTTAATACACCAGAAGAATTTCTTGAAAGATTCAATTCAGAAAAGAAAAAAGGAGCAACAGAAATTGTTAATAATTTTATAGGACAATTTGGACAAGACTATCAAGACGCCTTTCAAGCTATTTTTGTAAATGGTGCAGACCCAAAAGAATATTTTGGAACTTATGATAAAGTTGTTTCTTTTGCTAATCTTGATTTGTCTCAAGAAAACAATCAAGAAAAAATTGTTAAACAAGCTTTATCAGACCAAGGATATGAATTAGATGATATTGAAACAGAAATTGAAAGATTGAAAAATTATGGAGATTTAGAAACTGTTGCAACAAAACATCACAAAGTTCTTATAAAGAAAGAAGCTGGTAAACTTGCAGAAATTGAAAGAAAAGCTGAAGAACAATTACAAATTAAAACAGTTCAAAGAAATCAGTACATTAATAATGTACAAACAATATTACAAGATAAGGTAAAAGAAAAAAGTTTTGATGGTATTCCTGTTAATCCAAAATTAGCAAGTGAGCTTCAAGATTATTTATTAGTAGATAAATGGAAAACTCCAGCAGGTGAAACTCTTTCAGATTTTGATAAAACTATTTTAGATTTAAAAAGACCTGAAAATCATAATCAAAAAGTTAAAGTGGCTTTATTATTAAAGCTTTTAGAAAAAGACCCAACATTATCTACAATACAAAAAACTGGCATAACAAATAAATCAAATGAGTTATTTTCAGAAATAACCAGACAAAATTCACAAATTAAAAAAGAAAATGGTAAAGCATCTTCTTGGTTTTTATAAATTAATTAATTAACATTTTAAAATAAAAAAAAATGGCAATACAAACAGTTCCTGGATTAACGGGGTTTCAGTATGGAAGAGTATCTTCTATGGATAAAAGAGCCTTAGGAAAACTAACAGACTCTAATCATCTTCAGTCTTTTCACTCATCAGAACCAGCTGACTATGATAAAAAAGTTATTAGTTTATATACACAAAGTCAATTATATAGTAATGACTTTTTAGATATGATTAATAAAAGCACTCCTTACTATATTAATAGTAATAGTGATTCTTGGAAATGGCAAATTCAAGTTCCTTATAAATTTCCAAAATTTATTGATGTCCCAACACAAACACAAGATCTTTTAAAACCAGGTATTGATGGTCAAGAATTTTCAATGGTAATTGATTCAAATGAGTTTTCAATGCACTCTGTAATTTCTGTTGGTTCTCGTCAATATGGTCCAAGATTTTATGTTGTAAAAGATCCAATTAATTATGCAGGAGGATTCCTTTATACATTTACATTAGTAACAGATAATCCAACAGTTGATTTTGTTGATAGAAAATTCTTACAAGTTGGTATTGAATTAGAAATCATTGATGTTGTAATTGGAGAATTTGACCAAGAACTTGGTGGATTGGCTAGACTTGGAGAAAAAATTACAATGTTTGAATCTCTTGGTTCTGCTTATGGTAAAGAACATACAATTACAAAATGGGCTGATCAAACTACAATGAAAGACTCTTCAGGACAAGCTCTTGATATTCTTGTTTATTCTCCACAAAGAAGAGGGCAATTACCTATTACAAGAAATGATGTTAAATGGGAACCATTTATTGAGTTTCTTATGAGAAAAGAAATGCTTGAATTGAAAGTAAAAAGAATGATTTGGAATGTTCCTGGAACAGTTAACTCAGGCGGAAGTAAAGGAGAAGTTAAAAAGGTTTCTGCTGGTCTTTATCATAGAATGCGTAGAAATGGAAATCATGTTCCTTATAATAGAGGAGAATTTTCTTCTAACTTATTGCGTTCAGTATTTGGAGATTTATTCTACAGAAGAGTAGATGTAAAAGATAGACGTGTTAAGATGTACACTAATGAAGCAGGATTTGATGTATTTCAACAAGCTTTAAAACAAGATGCTCTTAATTCAGGCTTAACTTTCTTTACAAATGTGAATGGAGCAGATACTGGTTCAGCTACAACTTCTAGTTCTCAAAATCATTTAACTTATGGATTTGCTTTTGATGCAATGGTATCAAGAGAAAGTGGAAGAATTGAATTATGCCATCTTAAAGAATTGGATTTACCACAATCTAATTTAGAATTTGGACAAAATAAAAAATCTACACCAGTATTTATGATATTTGATGTAAGTCCAATGTCAGATGGGTCAATGGTAAATAATATTCGTGAAGTTAGAATTGAAGGTGCTCCTTCTATGACTTGGGGATATGTAAATGGAAGACAACATCACTTAGGATTTGCAAAATCTCAAGGTATGGATTCTGCTAATATGTTCCCTGGATATAAACTATGGATGGAAGATAGATGTGATATTTTCATTGAAGATTTATCTCGTACTGTTTTAATTGAAGAAATTCCTCAATTCTAACAAAAAAATAAAATTATACAGCATTTATAATAAATAAAATTATAAATGCTGTAATTTAAAATAAAATTAACTACATACATTTACAATTATGAAAATTGGTAAAATATCAGTGATTAAAAAAGAAGTAAGTAATTCTGGAATGAAAACCATAGATACAGAATTATTACACAATAATATGACTAGAATGCCTGGAACAGGTTCTTTTAGATTTCCTTATAAAGAATTAGATGGAAAATATAGAACAGGATTAGATGTTAATGCTGCTTATATTCAAAGAATTCAAGACCCTATTGAAAAACAAATTGAAATAGAAAGAATTGAATTTACTTTAAAAAGATTAAAAGAAACATTAGGTGATATAGATTTAAGCCCTCGTTCTAAATTTTGGAATTATAGTCTATCTGTAGGTAATGATGATAATATGCATGTTAAGCCTGTAAAGCTTTTAGACGGAGACAACTTTTTTGATTTTAAAAATCCTTTTAAAGAAATAGAATTTTATTGGTTAAAAGCCCATCCTTCTATTGCTAGTTCATATCAAGCTTGGGAAAGAGGAGAATATCCTGCTGATACACAATTTTATGTTGTAGATGATGATTTAGAAAATACAATTTTATTTAAAAAGAAACAACTAATTAATAAAGCTATCGCTAAATTTGATATAATGTCTCCAGAAAAGAAAAAGAAAGTTGCAAGACTTTTAGGACTCCCTGTAACAGAAAATTCAAAAGAAGAACAAGTTTACAATATGGTTGATAATCTTTTAAAAGAAAAAGAATTTCAAAAAGGCCCTTTTTCAGGAAAATCAACAGTAGATATGTTTAATAGATTTGCAGACATGAAAGAAAATCTTTTACATATTAAAGATTTAATTAAACAAGCTCTTTTACATTCTATTTATAGAGTTAAACCAAATGGTAAAATTTTTGAAGGGGAATTAGAGATTGCAAAAGATGAAGAAGAATTAGTTAAATTCTTGGTAGATGAAGATAATCAAGAAGATTTATTAGCATTAGAAAGCAAACTAAAAGTTAAAAAAATAGCAGCAGTTTAAAATATAAAAAATGATATTAGTAGATAGTTTATTATATAAAATAGATCAGAGAATGAATAAACTCTCTACTAATAATCATCAAGCAATTGCTTTAGAAGATAAAATATTAGCTTTAAATGAAGCACAAATAAAACTTGTAAAACAAAAATATGATGGTATAAATGTAGTAGGTGGTTTAGGATTTGATTCTTTTAAAAAAAGATATGAAGATTTACAAAGTTTAGTTGAAAATTACATAGATCATTCTTTAGATTTAGAAGAAACAGATAAAAATATTAATCAGTGGGATGTCAATATAAACACGCTTACTCCTAAATATATGTTTTATTTAGATTGTTATTTATTAGCAAATAAAGGAAGATGTAAAGATAGAAAAGTTTGGGTCAATAGAGATTTATTAAAACACGGAGACTTACAATTTGTTTTAAATAATGAGCATTATAAACCTTCATTTGAATACCAAGAAACATTTGTTTCAATATCTTCTGATAAATTATCAATATTTACAGACGGTACTTTTACACCAACTAAACTATTTTTAATGTATGTTCGTTATCCTAAATATATTAATAAAGAAGGATATATAGACATAGAAGGTAATTCATCAATAAATCAAGATTGTGAATTAGAATCTTATTTAGAAGATGAATTATTAGACTTAACAGTACAAAATTTAGCTATGTACACAGAAAATCAAAACGCAGTACAAAGCTCACAATATAGAATACAAACAAATGAATAATATTAATTTAAAAAAATAAAAAAAATGGCAGATTTTTCATTAACATCAGTGTATGTTGTTCCGGCTACTCAAACAGTATTACCTGCTATAGGTTCTACTGATATTTTAACTCCTGGTCAAGTAGGAATTTATGACAAAGATTATGTTGCAACAGCAACACCATCTAGTTCTCCTTATTTCTATATTGCTCAAGGAAGAGAAAACAAATATCTTTTATCAAGTAAAAGATCTAATAAAATTTCAGGATGTCCTGGAGGTTCTTCTTGTAGAAGTAATGTGATAGAATGGTATAAAGTTTCTGGTTGTGCTACAGCTGCTACACAAATTACAGATATTACAGATTTCACAGCAACATGTGGAGAAGACATCACTCTTACATTAAGAGCACATAGTTCATATTTAGATACATTATATTTTAATGGGTTTACACGTTCTGTAACAGTTAAAACTCCTTGTTGTGATTGTGGAGCAGACCCATGTGCTATAGTAGATGTAGATGCTTTGATTAATTCTTTAATTGAAAAATTAAATGCTGTTGTTCCTGGCTCTAATCCAGACAACATTCATCTTTCTCAATTTTATACATTTGAGAATATTGGAGGAACAACTTTAAGAATTTCAGCCAAGCCTTTAAATAAATATGGACAACCTTGTGATGTAGCTATCAATCCTTATGAATTTGATAGAATGTGGTTTAGAGCTTTTATTTATAAAGGCCCTGCTACAACTGCTGATTTTCTAGTAATGGATGCTTGTGATGTTGTTGCAACACCTACAGTTATTCAAAGATCTTCTTACCCTATTGGAATTTCAGAAGAAATTGCTCAACTAGAAAAAAACTATTATAGCTACCAAGCTGGTTATATGAAACATCTTTACAGAATGGCTGGATATAACCAAAATTTTGAAAGCTATGTTATAGGAGGTTCTGTATATGACACATATTATATTAAAATCAATGATTTTGATAGAAGTATTAATAACTGGAATGATGCTGTTCAAGAAGATGAATTGATAATTGTAGCTGTTCTTACAGGTAGTGCTATGCAACCTTTAATTGAAGCAGCTTTAGTTAATGGCTTAGGAACTGTAGTTTCACAAAATGGTTGTATTACAACTACAACAACAACTACATTAGTCCCTCCCCCAACTACAACTACCACTACCACTTTAGCACCATAATAATAAATATTTAAAATTCCTAACAAAAGGAGAGAGACAAAATTCTCTCTCCTTTTTTATATAAAAATATATGACAACAAAATTAGATTTTATAATTCTACCAACATATAATACATTATTATTAGGAATAAAAGATTGTTCTATTTATGACAACAATATGATTGTTACAGCACCTTCTATTGAAATTACTGTTCCAGGATTTAATTCTATTATGCTTCCATTTAATATTAATGATATTAATGTATTTTCTTCTTCAATGTTAGGTTTAACTCCATTAGGTGAACCAATTACATCTCTTCCTGATGGTATTTATTGTATAAAATATACAATATTTCCTGCTTTTGAGAATTTTGTAGAACACTCTATAATGAGAACAGATAAAATACAAGAGAAATTTGATGAAGCATTTATGAGAATGAGTTTTATGGAATGTGATAAAGTAATAAAGAAACAACAAAAAGATGAATTAGATTCTATTTATATTTTTATTCAAGGGTCGATAGCTGCTGCTAATAATTGTGCAACAGATGATGCTATAAGGCTTTATAATAAAGCAGAAAAAATGTTGAATAATTTTAATAAGAATAATTGTAAATGTTAATATTATGACTTGCAAATCATGTAGAATAAACATAAGTTGTGGTTGTCAATTAGTTAATGGGTTATGTGCTGCTTGTAGAGCTGCAAAAAATTATTATAACATTATAAAAAAATTATGCTTACACCAAGATTAACTCATTGTGAAGATTGTAATGATATATTAGAAATTATATCAGAAATAGATTGTAAAATTGGAGAATTAAGTAATAACTTATTAAATAATATTGTTTATATGTTAAATCTCCCATATTGTAAAGATGTTGTATTACAACTTTTAATGTATAAAAGAATATTACAGTATAAATATTGTAATTCAAATTATGCCTGTGAGTTTACAACTAATCAAATAATAAATAAAGTTAAAAAATTACTATTACAATAATAAATAAAATTATGGTTTGTAAAAATTGTTTTAATGGTTGTACAGAAACCATTTCTGATAAATGTGTTAAATATACAGGTGTAGATATTCCTTTGTTAGGAATAGAAACTGATGATACATTATTTCATGTTGAAGAGCAAATATTTCTTTACATTTCTAATGTAATTAATGGTTCAGGTGTAAAACCAACAATAGAACCTACAATTATATGCAACACTGTTTCTAATAATCTTCCTGTATGCTCAAATTGTCAAGGATTTTCTTTAAATGATATACTAACAGCAATTATAAAAAGTGTTTGTCAATTAGAAACATTAATAAATAATATACAAAATTCTATTGATGTTATTGAAGCAGATTATGATGTAAATTGTTTGTCAACAGTAACACCATCTTCAGGAACACATAATATATTACAAGAAGTAATTTCTGAATTATGTATTACAAAAGATTTATTAGATGCTACAATATTAGATTTAGAAACAAATTATGTTTTAATTTCTGAAATTAATCAATATATTGCTAATTATAATTCAACAGTTATTGAAGGAAATGATTTGTATAGAAATAGAATGGTTCCTTATACAGTGGTAGAATTTTATCCTACAACACAAGAAATGACTAATTTTAATTTAACTGGAGCAGGTACAGGAAAATATGAACAAATATATTTATGTAATGGAAATAATAACACTCCTGACAAAAGAGGAAGAACAGCAGTAGGAGCAACAACAGGAATGGGAGGAGATAACATATTCACTCCAGAAACTAATCCTATAATATCTGGTAATCCTAATTATTCTCTTTTTTCAAAACAAGGAACAAACACAGTTTCATTACTTCCTGGACAAAATGGACAACATAGTCATACAGCAACATCTGTCTCAACTGTAGATGAACACGGAGGACATAAGCATAATATCTTAGGAATAAGAGGAGGAGATGATGATAATCATAGTAATACTGTAAGATTTGCTGCAGGAGACAAAAACCAAACAGAGCCAGAATTCTTTTTTACCAACACAGAAGCTTGTTTGGATGCTAATACTGATATAACAATTGCTACTATTACTTCTGTATTAACATCAGGAAATAGTGATGCTCACAATAACATACAACCATCATTAGCTTGTTATTATATAATGTATATACCAAATTAAAAAATTAAAAATTATGTTTAAAAAATGTAGTCAAAATACTTGTACAGGTGGTTGTAGAAATACAACTCAAATTGGTAATTGTCAAAACACTTGTGGAGAAACATTATATGATGCAGATAAAGTTATTTATTCTGGTCCTCCTCTTCCTTGTACAGGAATAGAAACCTGTGATTCTGTGAATACAGGATTTCAAAAATTAGATAAAATAATCTGTGATATTAGAGCATTATTGTTAAATACAATTACATTAATAAATGTAGGTGTAGGAGCAAGAATATATAAAGGAATAAATTCTTTAGGACAAAAACAATTAAGAAGTTTGGTCAAAACAGGAAATTTAATAACAATAAATGAAGCTCTCAACAATGATGAAATAGAATTTTCTATTGATGAAACAGAATTAGAAGATTTTATAAATAATTTAGTTCCTATTCAACATGTTTATAATGTTGCAAATGTAGGAACTGTAACAAGTATGTACCAAGGAAATACATTACTCCCTAATACCACTACATTTAATATTAAAGGAATTACAGAAACAGGAAATTTAATCGATATTACAGAAAATACAACAGATGTAAATATTACAATTAATGAAGCAAATTTAATTCCATTTATACAAACAAATCAAAAAACATATTCTATTGGAAAATTAGGGAATGGAGAAGAAATATACAAAGCTCCTGACACAATTCTTTTGGATAATACACAATTTAATTTTAAATCATTAGTTTCAGATACACTAAAAATATCAACAAATGTAAATAATGAATTACAAATAGAATTACCAACAACAAATAATTTAAAACAATTTATTGTTAATAATGCTTATTACCCTACCTATGATGATTGGAAACAAGCAGGTGGTGATTTAATTACAAATCCAACATTTGAATTTGTAGGGATAGGGACAAATGCAAAACCTTTTACAAATACAAGAATATATACATCAGAAACAACATTTACTGACATTACAGATACAGCTATTCAAAATGCTTTAGATGCTTATTTAGGAACAAGTTTGATTAAATCAGCCCCTCAATATTTAGGAGCTGTGGTTTCTGTTCAGTCTGGTGTTGGGATTTATAATTTTTATGGAGATATAGAATATAATAGTCTTATTTTACAATTAGAAGAAAACACACAAATTGTATCTATTCCAACAAATGATTGGTTTTGTAATATTGATAATTGGGGTTCTCAACCAAATATACCTATTGGTTTTACTGAAGGGATTATATATCTAATATTAAAAACGAATGCGTTTATACAATTAACAAAAAATGGTTTTAAAAACAATGGATTAAATGTCCCTACAAATACACTATTAAGTGGTAAAACTTTAAATATTAAGATGGAAAGAGGGGCTAGAATACTCCAAGTAAGAGATTTAATTCCTTTAAGCCCTAATTTTGGTGTAGTTGGAGAATTTGTAATATTTGATTTAAACAGTGCAAAATTACCATATAATAATGATGGTAATGGATTATTAAACATTGAAGGAGGTACAGTGCAATCATATATTAATCCAATTATAAAACAAGGAAGTAATATTAGTGATATTATAGATGTCACACTTGTAGTAGGAGCTATAAATATTACAGACACTCCAACAACTAACGATCCTACAATTGATATGTTTCAATTTAGTGGAGGTTCTTATATAAGAATACAACGTTGTAGTTTTTACACATTTCATAAACCAGATAATTTATTTACATTAAAAGACGCTAATACTAATTTAAAAATAGTAGGAAATATAATTAATGGTGAAGCTACAACTTTGGTAAAAATTTCTTGTGAACCTTTAATGGTTAGTGGTTACTATCAAGACCCTGTTTTTAGTATAGAAGAAGTTAATTATACAGATATTATAAGTTTTGATAATTTAATTGAAGTAGATTTACCTATTGTTGGAAGAACACAAAAATATCAAAGAGCATATATTAATAATTGTGTATTTAGTTCTGCAAATTCACCAGACCCAATTAAAATAGACATGACACAAGGAAATACAGCAAGTTGTATGTATTTTACTGGAACATCTAATTATGGGAAACAAATAATACAATATTTAATTTCAAGATTAAATAGGACAGAAGCTTTACTAACTTTGCCTTATGGTTCATTATTTCTTAATAGAAATGGAGACAACGATATTAACAATCCAATAAAAACAGGTTGGACGATAGACACTACAATATAACATAATATATAAAAACATGACACCAATAGAACAATTAAGAGCTGATTATAATTTTAATTGGTTAAGCAAACAATTTGATAATAATACACCTATAATTTGGGATGTTGTTAATGGGACAATGAACTATGAAGTATTAAAAATATTTAATAAATCTTCTTTAAATATTCAACCTAATGATGTTTCTTTAGATGTAACATTTAAACCAAATGACCCTAACGATTATGAAATTGAAATAAAAAAGACAGGTGAATATGTTTTTTCATTTAGAGTGTTAATAGAGGCTAATTCAAATACCCCAAATACTTTAAAAGGTAAATTTATATTGAAATCTACTACGGATATAGAAATTCCTTTTGCAATAGGAGTTGCTGAAAATATGGTAAATCCTTATAATGTATGGGTAACAATGTATCAGAGTATAAGTCTAACACAAGGAGATATTTACCAACTTCAAGGGCAAATTGATGCAAATAGTTTTCAATCAAATATATTGAATGTCTATTTTGATGGATTTAGTTTAGAATATGTTGAAGATAAACATTATAAAATACCAAGTATTTATACAAAATTATAATTATGACAGTAACATTAAATTTGACAAGTGCAGGGACAGATACAGGACCATTTGATTTATATTCAGATGTAGATGGTTATTTAGTTCCTTTTGAAACAAATATTAATAAAAGTAATTTACAAGCAGGATATACAACATCTCTTGTTCCTGATTTTACTAATATTGTGAGAATTAAATCTACAGGAATTTGTACAAATCATTTTGATGTTATTCTTAATTTAACAACAACCACCACTACTACATTATTACCTCTAACTACATATTGTTTTCAATCTGTTTGGTTGTGTCCTGACCCTATCCATGAACCAGAAATTAATTCTTGGGTTGATTATATAGATGAGTTTGGAATACAAAAAAGAGAAATAATTGGATGTAATGGTTGTATCTGTGTAAATGCTAATAGTATTATAAATACTAACGGAGTGGCAGCATGTATGATTCAATAAAATAATAATTTATTATTATTTTTTGAAGAATATAAATTTTTATTTTACCTTTACACATAAATTTAATATTTTAAACAATTCTAATGAGTACAATGCGTAAAATGGTTTCTGATGTCAGAGGAATGCATAAAATTTTATCAACTGATAGTTTAATAACAGATCGTGTGATTGCGTCTGACATTAAAAATAATGCAGCTCTTTTAATTAAAAGAGAATCAAATCTAAGAAAACTTTGGGCTACAGATACATTGTTTACTACAATTCCTTGTATGCCTATGATAGAAGTACCTATATCAGAGTGTTGTTATTATAATGATAATAAAACAATAGCAAGGTCAAAATTTAAGCTTCCTAAAATAGCAGAAGGAACTTATCAATATATTATTCAAGGTGTATATTCTATTAATGCTTTAGGAGGTCAAGGTAAAAAATTAAAAGAAGTTACAGTTAATAGATATATTAACATTCTAAAATTAAATACAAAAAAGCAAGAGGATTATTATTGGATTACGAATGATTATTTGTATGTTTCAAATTCTGATGTAGAATCAATTAGAGTGGTGGCTTTTTTCGATAAAGAAGTTAGTAATGAAATGTTATATTCTGATTGTGGTTGTAGTAATAGTATAATTACAGATGAAGAATATTGTAAAAATCCTTTAGATAAAGAATTTTCTCTTCCTAGTTATTTAGAAAAACAAGTGTTAGATTTAACATCTCAAAAATTATTAGCAACATATTTCAGGTTAAAAAGTGATATTAATAACACAGGGATTGATGGGCAGGCTCCTCAAACTAAAGCAACTGAATAATTATGAGTAGAACTAAAATAGAATGGAGAATGGTTAGTACAAATAATTATAAATTATTTCGTAAGTCTAATCCTGAAATAAAAATTTCAATAGACAAGTGGAAAGAAATAATTTACTTATTTAATTATAATTTTAGAGATGTTATTCTTGAAACAGGAGATAAGTTAAAATTGCCAAATGGTTTTGGAGAACTTTCTATTAATAAGAAAAAAAGAAAACACTATAAAATTTCTCCTACAGGAGAACAATATATTAATCTTCCTATTGATTGGCAAAAAACAAAAGAAAAAGGCAAAAGAATTTATAATTTTAATCATCATTCTGAAGGATATTTTTTTGGTTGGACTTGGTTCAAACCCATTACTACACTAAAACATAGTTTATATTGGTATTTTAAACCATCAAGAGTGTCTTCAAGAATGATTAATCATTATTTAAAGATAGATGATAAATATCAACATTTATATAAAGAGTGGAATATTAAAAGTGAAGAACATAAAAAATAACAGGCTATGAGCAATTATTATAAATACAATTTTACAAGTCCTGAATCTGTTTACACTATTATTAAAGAGGAATTAAAATCATTTTTTGATACAGGAAGTATAGATGATATGTTGTTTCCTACATATACAGAAAAATGTCTTAAAAAATTAGGTAAAGGTTCTTATGTAATTAAAGAAGAAGCTCTTATAGTAGAAGATTTTGAAACAAGACTTCCAGATAATTTTGAAGCAGCAAGAGAAGTGTGGCTTTGTACTTCTATACCTATGCGATCTTATCAATCAGCATCTTCTTTTTATTCTCAATCATTTTCTCAAACAATACAAATTAGTGATGTAATTGTAAATGGTGAATGTTATACACCTCCTTGTGAAGATGAATGTAATAATGAATGCGAAGATGAATGTGAAATGGAAACATTTCCAGCAGTGTATAAAACAAATAATGTTATAGAGCGTTCATTTAAGAAACAATATTTATTAAAACCAGGAAACATATCAGTGAGAAGTAATTGTTCTTTAGATTGTGCTAATTTTGGTTCTAATGCTTCTGATAGTTTTGATATTAGAGATAATAAACTTGTAACTAATTTTAGAAATGGAACAATATATTTAGTTTATTATACAATAGATGTAGATTGTGAAGGAAATCAATTAATTCCTGATAATTATAGGATTAAAGAATATATTGAAGCATTTATAAAATACAAAATGTTTGAAACATTAACAAATCAAACTAATGATGAAACATTCAATCAACTTCAACAAAAATTAGTTTATTATAAACAACTTTCTGATGAAGCATTTATAATGGCAGATATTGAAACTAAAAAACAAACTGTTTGGCAAAAACAAGCTGCTATTAGAAGAGATAATGAAAGATTAAATAGATATGACATCTATCACAATAACAACAATAGAATAGTTAGAGGAACAAGAGGAAGATATTATGGAAGATAATAATGAATCAAAAGGTTCTATAAATGTAGGAACTTCAGGATTAAATATGGATAATAGTGTTGCTCAGATAAAACCTGGACAATATTCTTATGCTTTAAATGCTAATATTGAAAATTTTGATGCTAATGGTGTTTCTATACAAAATGAACAAGGAAATGAATTTTGTTTACAATTTCCTGATGGATACACATTAATAGGAAATTATTTTATTAATGAATTAAATAAACATGTGTTTTTCTTAACAGTTCCTAATGATAGAACTAAGAGCGAAATAGGTTATATGGACAATAATGATTGTCAATATCATACATTAGTTAATGCTTCTTGTTTAAATTTTGATATTAATTATCCTATTCATAAAGCTACACATAAAAAAACTAACTGCACAACAGAAATATATTGGACAGATGGTTTTAATCCAAGAAGATATTTGGATATAAATAATATTCCTTATAAATTAACAGATAATTCTACATTATGTGATCCACATGATTCAGAACAATTAGATTGTAATCAAATAAAAGTTCAACCAAATTATTCTATCCCAGAAATAGATTTAGTAAAAATTCAATCTGGAGGAGATTTAATAGAAGGAACATATCAATTTGCTGCTCAATATGGAGATGCTGTGGGAAACCCTTTTACATCATTCCATTCCATTACTAATCCTTGTCCTATTGCTGATTTACAGATTCCTTCTGTTAATTTTAATAGACCTGTAGGAAAATCTATTGAATTAAAAATATCTAATTTAGATGTTACAGGACAATATCAATATGTTAATATTGCTGTAATTAAAACAATAAATAATATTGCTTCTTATGAATTAGTGGGAACATATTTTATTGAAAGAGACACATTAGAAGTAATTTATTCTGGGCAAAATGATACAAATGTAAGACTTGCTGCTGGAGATATATTTGAAAAGTTTCCATATTATGAAGTAGCACAGGATTTAACAAATGTTCAAGACATATTAGTTTGGGATAATTTAACTTCTATTAGTAGAATAAATTACCAAGAAATAGCTTCTAAAATACAATTACAATGGGAGTCTTATAGAATCCCTGCTGATGAAACATATGCTGATGAATTAAATGCAACAAATTTAAGAGGGTATTTAAGAGATGAAGTTTATACTTTTGAATTTGTTCCATTACTAGCTAACGGAAAACAATGTGATGGGTTTCATATCCCTGGAAGAGAAATTAGTTCATTTGAATTAAATCAGCCAAATATTCTTGAAACTAATGCTGATTTTATTGGAGATGTAGAAACAGGAACAGATTATGCTCCTTATTGGAGAATCTATAATACAGCTTCAGTTTCTGGAACTAATTTTCAATATAATAATGACCCGTCTTATAAAGGACCTTATCAATATGGAGAATTTGCTTATTGGGAATCTACAGAAGAATATCCTTGTAATAATGAGTTATGGGGAGATTTGGCTGGAACAAAAATAAGACATCATAAGTTTCCAGATGTGTTAGTTAGTCCAATAACAGAATCACCTGTTTTTGATAACCAAGATAATATGGTGATGCAAGATGTTGCTAAATTTGCATTAGGAGTAAAAATTAATGTAAGACAAGTTCAGCAATTAATACAAAATAGTTCTTTAACACAGGAGCAAAAAGATGAAATAATTGGGTTTAAAATAGTTAGAGGAGATAGAAGTACAAATAAATCAATTATAGGAAAAGGTATTCTTAGAAATGTAAATAAATACAAAAGAGATGATAAGGAATATTTTTTTCCAAATTATCCTTACAATGACTTATCTACTGATCCAACTATTAATGAATTAAATAATGCTTGGTTAGATCAATGTAAAAGTTTTAATGTTTCATTAACACAGCTTAATACAACAGGTTCTGATGGTGCTTATGCTGAATTACATTATTTAGATTGTAATACAGGGAAGCTCAAAATAGATAAAAAAACAAACACAGGAAATTATGCTATTTGTGCTATTTCTAAGCCAACTATTGTTGGAGGTGTAGGAACAGTAGGGTTTTCAGATTATGATGTTTGGAAAATTGGTTCTTTTGGTTTTATGACAAGAGGATGGAGATGCCAATGGGAAGACCCAATAATAGGTACAAATACAGCTTGGTGTGAAGGTTGGGGAACAATAGGTACAAATTGTATGGATTCTCCTCCTGATTATTCTGGATGTAGAAGTTACACAATTCATGTAGTGGCAGGTACTGTTCCTGTAAAAATAGGAGGAAGAGGAGAAGCAACTATTGAAAAATTATATGAAGTAAGAAATACAGGAGCTGTTTGTAACATTGCTTATCCACTAAAAGGACTTGACTCTGGTATTGATTCTGCTCTTAATTATAAACAAATATTTAACTCTCCTGAAACTTCTTTTGGGCAGCCTTTTTTAGGGGATACATTAAAATTAGAAAATGTAATGTTTGGGGCAGGAAAATTACATTTTACAGAGGTAAGAAAAAATGCTAAATATAGGCTTTTAACAGAAGAAGCTCAAAGAGATGCTTTAGATTCTTCAAGAGAGTTGGGAGATATAACTAGTCCTTTTAATGCAGGAGCTATGTTTGCTGCTTATCAAGCTTATCTTACTATTTATATTAATGGAATTACAAGAAAGAATTATGCCCGTTCAATTAATTCTATAGCTAATTACGATTATAATGTTTCTATTCCAAATAATAAAGGAATCAAACAAAGAAAAATTTCTTTTAAAAAATATTTGATTCCAGGAGTAATTTCTATAGGAGAAGATTCTCCTATTAATAATTACCAAAGAGAAAGTTCTGTATATATAAAAACAAATGAAGATATTACAGCTTTACCTTTGCCTAATAAAACTAAAAATTTATTAAATAATGGGAATAGTATTATAACAGAAAAATCAAGATATTCTATTTCTGAAGCAAAAACTTGTAATGAACCAGGGAAAGATGTGCCTATAAAAGTTGTTTCTTATTATGCTTCATTAAAAAATACATTTTTAAATCAATGGGGACAAATATATTCATATAAAACAGTAGATACAGGGTTTCAATGTTTATTTAATATACCTCAAGAAGAAGAGCAAATTATATTTGGAGGAGATACATTTGTAGGTAGATGGTCTTTTAAAACTAAGCTCCCTTATTTTATAGATAATAGAGTAGGAGCTAACGATGATTCTGATATATTTTATGATGAGATAGGAAATATTGGTTATCCTAATTACTGGCACTCTTCAAGAAGTGTACTTAAAGATTATGTCAAAGATATGGGAGGTGTAGCAAAATTAACAAATATTGTTTCTTATAAAGCACATCATTTTGATTGTCCCAATAATCAAAATGTAGGGACAGATAATCCTAATAGAACTTTTTATGATGGATATTATTATTTATTTAATTATGGTCAACCTAATTTTTATTGTGAATCCAGTTATAATTTGGATTTAAGACAAGCTTTTAATAATAAAGAAGGAGATTTTTGGCCTCATGTTTCAACAAGTATTCCTGATGATTGGGTTCAAGAAAGTTTTGTTTCTATTCAAAATGATAATACATATAATTATAATGTAACTTTCTCTAAACAAAATAAAGAAAATAATTTTTCTAATCTTCCTGCTGATTGGGATCCCTCTTCTTGTTATACTAATTATCCATTTAGAGCTATTTATTCTGATTTACAATCAACAGATGCTGATAATAGAGTGAATAATTGGTTAATATACAGAGCTGTGAGTTATTTTGATTTTCCTCAAAATTATGGAAAATTAACTTCTCTTGATGGTATTCAAAATAGAGCTGTATTGGCTAGATTTGAAAATAAGTCTTTATTATATAATAGTTTATTAACAATAGATACATCAAACCCACAAGCAGCTTATATTGGAAATGATAAATTTTTCAAACAGTCTCCTCCTATTGATTTTGCAGAAACAGATTTAGGTTATGTAGGATGTCAAAATAAATTTATGCTAAAAGTTCCTCAAGGTCAAGTGTATGCTGATGCCAAAAGAGGACAATTGTTTTTAATTACAGGACAAGAAGCAGCAGATTTAACTGCATTTGGTTTTGGAGTAAATAGATTTTTTACAGACCATTTAGCTTTTGAAATATTACGTTATTTCCCTAATGTGAATACAGATAATCATTTTTCACAATGTGGAATGCATGGAGTTTATGACTCTAAATTTGATAGAATTATAATAACAAAATTAGATTATATTCCTTTAGATAAGAATATAAAATATGATGATGTACTAAAAGAGTTTTATATAGAAGAAAATAGACATAATATAATATTTAGAACACAAGTGTATTTACAAGATCCAGATTATTTTTGTAATAAGTCTTGGACACTTTCATTTAATTTTAATACAAAGTCTTGGATTTCATTTCATAGTTATATTCCTAATTATTATATAGCTGAAAATAATTTCTTTTATTCAGGAACAAATAGTTGTTGTGGAGATGTAGAATTTATAGCTGGAGAATTAATTGAATCTCCAATCACTACAACCACAACTACAACATTTCCTCCATACACTACAACTTCAACAACAACAAAACTAATTGATTGTAAATTATCTGGAAATGGTGTAATAGCTGATTGTACATTATATGCTATAGGAAATATAATAGAACCTTCTCCTTGTACAAGACCTTTAAATTTAACTTCATATTCTTTAATAACAGGATATACAGATGAAACAGGAAATATTGTTAATTCAACAAATTCACAAATAGATGCTTGTAATGCTATGTCTTATTTTAATTCTTTTGATGATGGTGATCCTACATTAAATTTATCCCTTATTTCTGGTTCCTCATTAAATTTGAATATAGGTTATACAATGTATAGTAATAATACCTCATTAATAGATTGTTCAATTATTAGTGATGGTTGGTATTTTACTGATGAAAGCTCAATAGATAATACAATTTATCAAATTGTAAATGGAGTAATAACTCAAATAATAATTTGTGTATAATGAAGAAACCAATAACAATACGACTTACAAAAATAATTCCTAATGTTGGGCCATTCATTATTACAGATGAGTTTAACAACATTATAGCTGAAAATGTTCCTAAAAAAGAATTAGCTAAAGGAATTAGTTATTTTATCAATAAAGATTCAAAAATGATAACAATAGAATCAGTAGGAGATTGTGTATTCAAAAAGACAGTGTCATTAAAAGACATAACAACAGATGAATATGCTAATTTGAAAATTTCAATTGCTAATAACAGTTGCTTATGGAGACATCTTACTAATATACAACTTTATAATAATTTTTATAACAAAATTCAACCATATATTATAGAATACCCAGTTTCTTATAAGTTTAAAGATGAATTATTACAATCTATAAAAGACTATACAAAAGCATTCAAATATCTTCCTATACCAGATGGTGTATTTAATGATAATTCAAAAATAGAAACAGATGATTATTGGTTCAATAAAGCTATTCTTTATAACAATCAACAGTCTTCAGGACTTCTACATCTTGTTCCTAAGCCATTAAATAATATATTTGAATACAATAAGTATCCAAAATATAATAACGACTCTAAAACAATACTATATACTAAATCAGATAATTTCTATAATTACAATACATTTTGGGCATTGCAGAAATCTTCTCAAATTACAATGTTTAATACATCTTGTCAATCTCTTTCAATAGATAAAGAAATAAACCAAGACAATATGGATTATTCTCCAAGAAATTTCAAGAAAGCCCCAATAAAAGCTAAAGATTTAAAAATAAGACATATTCTTGATGACAGAGATGACATTCATCTTGTCTCTCAATTTATATATAATGAATCATTAATAAGTGAAAAATAATGAAAAAACATTTAACACAAACAAACAAATGGCTTAATAATTATAATGATGCCAAAGTGTCAATTCCTTCTAATTTTGTAGAAACAGGATATGATGTTCAGCCATTAAATTATAATGGCTCTTGGAATGGACAATTTCAAAATGGAGAAAAAATATCAAAATATAGATTACCACAAGATTATGTTCAACCTTCACAACAAATAAACAACTTATATGATGCTTGGGGTAATATGGGAGAAGATATAGTTTATAGTGGCACGCCTGAATACGAACAAGCAAAAAGAGACAAAACATTCAAAGATGTACCAAATCAATTAGATGAAATAACAGTTTCTCCTTATAACAAACAATTTCCATATTATGAACAATTAACACCAAATGAGAAAAAATATCTAAGAGAAAACTTAAATTCAAATGACCCAATATCAAGACAATTAAAAGCAAGAGCAACAGACGGGCAAGGATTTAATGCAGACAAAGCAAAAGATTTTGCAATGGGTTATTTGAGAGATTTACCATTAGCTTCATTACAAGCACCTCAATCAACTATGGTGGAGGGAATAGAAGCTTTAAGAGGAAACGAATATAATTTTGAAAGTGCAATAACACCAGGAAGTCAAAGATTTCCATCAGAAACCTGGAATATAGAAAATCCTGCTATAGCATTAGCAACAGATGTATTAGCTGACCCATTTCTTGTAGGAACTGTAATGAGAAAACCTTTACAAAAAGTATTGCAACATACAGGAGATTTAGTAGATAATTTAGGAAATAAGTATTTACCAAACGCACATAAAATAAATCCTTTAGCTAGTAAGTTAAATCGTTACAATAGAATTGTAGGAGAAGATGCTGTTAATGATTTAGAAAGTTTTCCTGCAAATAAAGCATCTGTTTTTGAAGCAAATCCTCATTGGCTAAAAGGGTATAAACAAGTAGAAGTACCTAAAAACCAAAATATAGACTTTAATAATTATTTAACACAAAAAGAAGCAGCTCACGCAAGAGGACAAAGAATGATAAACCAAGAACATAAATTTGTTGGACAAGATAATGAAAAATTAATAGATGAATTTAAGAATGCTGCTGAGAACCACCAAGATAATTTAACAGCTCGTGAATGGAATATTAAACATGGAGATTTACAAAATCCAGAATCTTTAGGAGTAAATAAATATGGAGAAACAGTTGTATATAGTGATGCACCTCTTTCAAATGCAAATAAAGCAAGAACAGCAGCACACGAAACAGGTCATTATTATATAAATACTTTTGAAGAAGGAAAAGAATGGAACTCTTTTTTTGATTTTTCTTCTCAACCTCAAAAAATAAGAGATTATTTAGGAGGAAAAGGAATGAGAGGAAGGGGCACTATTATGGGAGATGAAATTAGAGAAAGAGCAGCTCAATTAAAAGATTATATTGCACAAAAAAATAACATACCTTTGAATAAAGATTTTAAAATAACAAATTCCCAATTAGATGATGCTTTGAAAAACTATGTTAAAGATACAAAATTAGATAATAATATGACTTCTTTTATCAGTTCTCTGAAAGATAAAAAAGGGTTTTTAAATGCTATGAATAAATATGCGTTAACACCAGCAGTAGGTTTAGGAATAGTTTCTCAATTAGAACAAAAAAAACAAGGAGGAATTATTAAAAATAATAGAGGACAATGGGATAATGAAGGAGAGATAACACAAATTGGAGGAGGAAACATAACAATGAAACCAGATCCACTAACAGGAAAATCATTAACAAAACCATTATTAGGAATTTCAGATAAAGGAGAGAAGAAAATAATGTACCCTAATAAAGATTATAAGTTTAAAAATGCTAAATTTGTAACAGAATATCCTATTACTAAAAATTGGTTAAATAAATATAGTTAATTATGAAAGCTCAGATATTAAAAATTAGTGGATGTAAAACCCAGAAAGAGTTTTATGATAAATTTCCTTCAGAGGAAGCATTTATGAAAGTACATGGAAAAGAGTTTAAGAAAGCTCAATTAGGAATTAAAATAGAAAAAGCTCAATGGGGAATTAATAGTCTTCCTAATATAGGAGAAGAATTAAAAAAACAAATGTCTTCTGCAGGTGTAAATCAAAATATTTTCAATGAAACTCATTATAACAATGCTTATAATAAAGGTTCTAATTATGGAACACATGCTCCAGGTAATTACAATGCTTGGGATATTGATAACAATGATGTTCCAGACACAATACAAAGTGCAGAGACAACTCCGATAGGACAACAAAATATTCCTGTAAAAACAAACGCTAATAAAACAGGAACAGAAATTAGCGGTATGGAGAAAGCTATGCCTTATGTTCAAGCCGGAATGGATGTTATAGATGGGATTGGAATGATTAAAGGACAAAAAAATAAATTAAAAGAAGCAAAACAAATGCACAAGCTTTCTAATTTGTCTTTAAAAGCTCAAAATTCTATTGATGTAGATGCTGATTTTAGTAGAAAATATTTAAGACCAGAAGATCAAGTTAATACAGGAGAAGAATTATTTCCTATATATGGTGTAGGAACAAATGTATTAGCTAAAAATGGAAAAAAAATTCAAAGTGAAATACAAAACACTTATGGAAATGAACATTCTCTTTATGATGATTTAGAATATGAACCTATAGAAGAAGTGGAGCAATTTAAAGATGGTGGATATATGCAATATGCAAATATGGCTACAAATCTAAGTAATAGATTTATTAATCAAGGAGGACAAGAAGATGCTGGGTCTAAAATAGGAGGAGGTATAGGTATGGCTGCTGGAACAGTTTTAGGAGGACCAATAGGTGGTGCTATTGGTAAATTTGCGGGAAGTACAATAGGAGGACTTATTGATACATCAGATAGAAAATTAAAAAGAGAAAATGAAGCTATAAGTAGAAATATTCAAACAATGTCTTCTCAAGCTGCTTTTAAAGGACTGAATCAACAATATAATGCTTATGTAGAAAATGGTGGAGAGATTCCTCAATATAGAGCAGGAGGTCATTTAACAGATGATGAATATATTCCTATTAGTGAAAATGGAATGGAACAATTTAATATGGGAGGAGAATTACAAACACATTGGGGAGGAAATACACATCCAATGTCTCAAAATCCTTATTTGCCTGGAGATGGAATTACATATATGCCTCATGGACAATCTCATGAAGAATCTGATAATCAAGGAAGAACAGGTATAGGTATCACTTATGGAGAAAATCCTGTAGAAGTAGAAAGAAAAGAACCTATGATGAAATTAAAAGATGGTGGAACAGGAGAAGAAAATCTCACTGTATTTGGAAATTTAAAAATTCCAAACCAATATGTAGATTTATTAGGAGATAAAAATGCTAAAGGTAAAAAGTTTAAAGGTTATGTAGAAGACCTTTCATATCAAGAAAATAAACATAATAAACTAGCAGATAAATCTTCTAAAGAAATAGAAAATTTAGAACCTATAACATCTTTTGATAAATTAAAACTTTCCTCTTTAAAATCAAATTTATTAGGAGCTAATATGTCATTAAAAGAAATAGCAGATAAAAAAATGAAAGCAGCACATTTGCAAAATTCAATTAATGAAACAGCAGAAGAACATGGTTTAGAAGCTGATGCTCTTGCTAAAGGTAAAATTAAATTCGCTAAAGCAGATGAATTAGCAGAATTTGGTAAAACAATTTCTTTTGCTAGAAGTGGAATTTCTACAACAACAGATGAAACAACAATTGATCCAACAACAGGAAGAACAATAATTAAGAAAAGTGAGGTAAAAGATTACGAAGCTAAAGGCTATAAACTAGATCCAAAAAATCCTAATAGATATGTAGCTCCAGGAACAACAGGAGGAAAAGGAAAAAGAACTGTTGAAATAAAAGGAGGACAACCTTCTCAAGGAAATAAAGTAGATACAAATAAAAAAGGAAGTTTTACAGTAGAAGACATTATAAACAATAAAGGAGGAGTATATAAAACTTTTCATAAAAACATGGCTGGAGCACCTCTAGAAGAAATTAGAAAAGCTGCTGAAAGATTGCATGGAAAAGAAGCTATAATGCCAGGAAAATGGATTCCATCAGGAACAACACAAATGAAAGAAGAAGAATATGAAATTCCAGCATCACCAGAAAAAGAAGTTTTTATTGAAGAGGATGGAGTTACACCAATAGCAAAAGAAGAACAAATAGTAGTACAGCAACCAAATAAAAAAACGCCTTGGTGGGTTAATCCAGCAGCTAACACATTGTTAAATTATTTAAGACCTTCTGATGCAGAAGATTTTAATTCAAGACAATTGTTAGGAGAAATGAATGCTCTTTCTACAAATCAATTAGAACCTGTAAAAGCTCAATTATATTATCCAGAATTAGATGTTCCCTATGATATTAGCTTACAAGATCAATTAAATGAAGTGACAGCAGGTTCAAGAACAGCTCAAAAACTAATGGGATATAACCCAGCAGCACAAGCTAATGTAGCAGCACAAGCTTATGAGCAATCAAATAAAGTGTTAGGAGAACAATTCAGACTTAATCAAGCTAAAAAAGATCAAGTCTATACAGGAAATAGACATATATTAAATGATGCTCAATTAAAAAATCTTGATATATTAGATAATCAATATGTAAGACAAGAGCAAGCTAAATCAAATACAAAAGCAATTAACCAATCAGCTCTTAATTCTATTTCTGATAAATATTTACAACATAATTTAGAAAATAGAAAATTACAAACAATGGAGAATATGTATAATTACAGATTTGGAAAAGATTTTAAAGCAGATAATTGGAATGGTTTAGCTTCATTTAATACAGAAGTTCAAGGAAGAAGACCTCAAGGAATGACACCTGTATATAAATCAGATGGTGTAACATTAGATAGATGGATAATGAATGATGAAGATATGAAAACAGTAGATGAACAAGGTAATCCTATTGTTACTAATCTTGCTACTCAAAAAACAGTTGCAGAAAAAACTAAATCAAAAACAGAAAAAACAACATCAAGAAATGGTTCTATTTTGTCAATGTATAAAAATTTATAATTAATTAAATTTTAAAAGTTAATAGAATTTATTATATATTTGTAGAAATTAATAAATTCTATTACTTTTGTAATAAATCTCATAAATGATATGGCAAATTTTGCAGACAGCAGGTATATGCAATACCTTACAAAGTTCAATGACTATGTCCAACAATTGCCTATTGAAGAAATGGCTATGGTTGGAATGGCTAAGCAAGAACAATATAATCAAGGTGTAGAAAAAATACAAGGACAAATTGATAAAGTAGCTGGTATGGATATTTATAAAGATGCTGATAGAGCATATTTACAATCTAAATTAGATACATTGGGGAATCAATTAAACATTGTAGCTGCTGGAGATTTTTCTAATTTTCAATTAACTAATTCCACAGCAGGAATGGTTAATCAAATTGGCAATGACAAAAGAATACAAACAGCAGTTGGTTCTACAGCTAAAATAAGAAAAGGATTTTCAGAGATGGAAAAAGCCAGACAAGAAGGAAAATCTTCTCCTAGTAATGATTGGGATTTTAATATTAAAGTTTCTAAATATGCTCATAATGGAGAAATAGGAGAATCATTTGGTCATAATTATCAACCCAAAGTTGATGTAGATAAAAAAATGATGGAAATTTTTAAATCTTTGCATTCTAATTTAACGGAAGAAGATATTTTAACTATTACAAAATATAAACCTGATGGTTCTATTGATTCTGTAGCAACAGCAAAAGCTATGGAAACAAGGTCTATTGAAGGAGTTTCAGCAGAACAAATAGAAAATGCTTTAAGATCTTCATTATCTGTAGAAGATTTAAATCAATTAGCTATTGATGGTAGATATGAGTTTAGAAATCATGATAGTGAAAGTTTATCAAAAGTTATTAATAATAATTTTGATAAAGTACAAAAAACATTAGATGATAAAATAAATTATTTAACAGATTTAAAAAAAGCAACAATTTCTAATCCTTCAGAAAATAAAAAAACTTCTGATGCTTTAGATTATCATTTAAAACTAAAAGATAGTATTGCTTCAGAAAAAGAATATCAATTACAAGAGGCTTTAGATAATCCAGATAATGCAAAATATTTTATTTATAAGAATCAAACAATTCTCTCAAAATCAAATAGTTTTTCTTGGGAAAATAGAAAATTAAAATATTCTACTAATCCACAATTACAAGCTGAATATCAGGAAAAAGATCAACAATTAAGAGGATTTCAATTTGATTTAAGTGTAAGAGCCCAAAAAGCTAAAGAAAGACAAGACGCAATAAACAATTCTTTTAAATCTGAAACACTTAAATTAGCTAAAAAAACAGATTATAGAAATACAGTGAGGTTTAATAAAGAAATGGGTTTAGATAAAGATGGTAAACCTCTACCTCCTCCTTCAGGAACAGGAATGGTAAAAGATGATCCAGCTACAATATTAAAAGAATTAGATGCTGACATGAAAGTTAAAGGAGAAGCAAAAGAGAGATTTATGGCAACATTTCAAAAAATAGGTATGGGAAGTGCTGAATTAGCTTCTGAATATTTTGAAGATATAAAATCAGGTAAAAAATCTTCTAAAGAAATTCCAATAGCTATAAGATCTATCATGGAACAGTATATCAAAGATTCTAAGGAGGTAGATTTAAACAATGAAATAATAAGAAAAAACGATGAAGATGCAAACAAAGAAATTCCTTATATTCCAGAATTAGCAGTAGCTAATGAGAAAGTAAACCAAGCTATGAAAAATGTAAAAATAGTTTCTTTTAAAATAAGAAATAAACAATATAATTTTTCAGCAGACGAAATAGCTCAATATAGACAAAAAGAAATAAAATATACTCCTGTAGAATATGGGGCACATGGGGCAGTAACAAAAAACATTGTTACTAGACCAATTCTTACTGATAGAGAGAAATTACTAGAAATAGCAATAAAAACTGTTCCAAATATAAAAAATAATGTATTTGGAGAAGCTATGACAAATTTTTCAAAAGCTTATGGTGACTTTAATAAAAAATTTCAAAAAGTAAAAGATGAAAAACTAGCTAAAACAATGGCAACAACTTATGCTCCTAGAGCGACAGCAATAAATTTAACAACACCAGAAGCAAAAAAAGAAGGAAAACTACAACATTATTTAAATATAGTTGAAGTAGCAAAAATTGAATCTACATTAAATAAAAATGATAAAGAACTTTTAGAAAACGTAACATTAGACCCTAGTAAAATTACAGGTGTATCAGAAAAAGAAATTCCAGGTACAGATAGAAAGTTTATAAAATTAAAATCTATAGTAGGAGATAGTCCTTGGGTAGAAATAACTTCTCCTTCTAATAAATTAGCTATTCCAAAAAATGTAACTAATGTTAGCCAAAATCAGACAAAGATGGATGCTTATAGTGGTAAATGGGGAAGAACAAATATACCTAACCCAAGTGGTAATCCTGCCTATGATTATTTTCACTCTTCTGATTTTTTAAATTTATCTAAATTTGAAGTTACAGGGACTTTTCAACCAGCTTATATTGGAGAAGGAAAAACACCAGAAGAAAGTGTAAATGGGGCTGTTAATTACCCTACTTTGAGATTAAAATTAAATCATGGAAAAACAGTTGCATTGCCTTTATCATATGGTATGGGAAAAGATGATATGGTTACATTTATAAATAATCTTTCAGACAAAGATTTGTATTATTTAGTTGAAACCAGTGAATTACCAGCTGATGTTAAATCTGAGGTAAGAGATAAATATAATTTTAATAGAAAATAATATGCCAGATTTTAATAGAAACCTTGAAGTTATACAAAATAAAATAGAAAGACCAGAATTACTTTCTACTGTTGGGGCAGCAGAAATGCCACATTTTAATGCTCCTAATTTTGGACCATTAGAAGGGATGCCAGATTTTAATAATTTTTATACAAACTATTCTACTAATGGGGAACCTAAAACAGAATCTGATATATTTAGTAAATTAAATGCTTTAGATAAAAAAGCTAAAAGTTCTTTTGACTATCTTTCTCCTGTTTCTGTATATACATTAGAACAAAATAAAAGATATGGAGGTTATAATCCAGAAGCAGATATGGAGGAGTCTTTTGCTCAAAGACAAACAAGGACAGATAAAGCAATAAATGGAACATTAAAAGGTTTAAATTTAGCAACAACAACCGCAGCAGGTTCATTAGCTATGATTGGTGGTATTTTTAAGTCAATGGGAACAGGTAGATTAGCTGATATATGGGACAATGAAGGAACAAGATTATTAGATGAATGGAATACAAAAGTAGATCAAGAATATCTTCCTAATTATTATACACAACAAGAAACAAACGCCAAATGGTATTCAACAGATAATTGGTTTACACCTAATTTTCTTTTTGATAAAGTTGTAAAAAATGCAGGATTTATGGTTGGAGCTGCAGCATCTGATAGACTTGCTTTTAGTATTTTAACTAAAATGGGAACAGGTATA